AAACGGTAATCCATTTGCCCGCCTCGACTCTGCAAGTGACTGATGCGTGACGCTCTAAGCGTTACGCCATCCACATTGATGACTAGCGGGCAGCCTACTGGCGGCAGTAGCTCCGCGCGATTCCATTCGTAAACGGTCGGCTGCTGCGTAACCGTTGAGCCATGCGCGCTGTTGTTGTCCGGTGCGGTTTCTGGCGAGTTCAATTGGCAGCCCCAGCATTTTTGCTGTCTGGCCGGCTAGTTGGTGCGGTGTCATGTTGTGCTGATTCCATAATCTTGTAGATCTCAAAGACTGAAGCGTCTATGCCATTCGCGCGCATTCTAGCAGCTACCTCGTGCGCCTCGCCTCGCGTTTTGCGCTTGGCTCGGAACACGGGTAGGCCTTTGCCGTATTGGGCGAAGACGGCGAACATTATTGGGCTTCCAGTGAGTCGGCAGCGGCGCGTATGTCGCGGAATGGACCGTCAATCACCCATCTATTTCCTTCGTGGATATCTTGGAATCCATACGCCTCGCAAAGAGAATCCAGAAGATCGAGGCGCCCAGAATCCTTCGCCAACTCTTCAATATGCGTAATAAGATCCGGCAACATCCGCTCACCACGATCACCAGACGCCCAGCGCAAAGAAGTCAGCCAGCCCATTGCGGCCTGATCGTTTGCTCGGGATTCTGCCAGTGACTGCGCCAGCTCTGCATTCTCTGCGCGCAGGCGGCGGAGTTCGGCGGTAATCGCAATAATGTTTCGAGATCCGCAGTTAGCGTAATGTCGAGCAACTGCTTTTGCGTCCGACGGGGGAGCGTCGTATTGATCGGTATCGACAAGTAAAACCGGGTATTGGTTTCCCTCGTCGTAATGGCCGATATGCCAATACCACTCATCAGGAAGATACCCCTCTTCTACAACCTGAAAGCAGGCGTCAAGGTTCCAGTGAGACGCCTCTTTTGCTGCCTCTTCAATCTCTGCCAGCAGCTCATCTGTAACGGTCATAACCATTCCTGTCGTGCTCATGCTTCACCTCTGGCGCGAGCTATTGCGGCGCGGGCATAATCTACTTCTGCAAGTATTCCATTAAGCACGTGCGTTCCGTCATATTCATTGTGAATTGCAGATTCGAAATCAGCCAATAACTTCTCCAGCGCCTCAAGCAAATCAGGCGCGGCGGCAAGCAGTTCAGCCACTTTGCGCTGATTCGGAATATCAGGACGAATATCTGCAACCTCCCATCCGTCGCGGCTAGATTTTGTCTGCACCATGAAGAAAGTGATGCCCCCAACACCGCATTGCTCTTTTACTTCCATTTGCTCATACGGAAATTTCATTCACTCAACTCCAACCACAACAAAACAGCCCCAGGCACGATGCACAACAGCACCAGCCACCAGATACCGGACTCAACGAATCCGCTTGCTACGAAACACAGCGCCATACACAGCAGCATCCAATTTTGGCGGCGGTGTTTGGATTTTGAGGACCACCAGGCGCGGAGGTTAGTCATCATCATTACTCTCCAGCCATTCGCCGCACTCAGGGCAGACGGATTCAAGTTCAACGGCACGCGCATAGTCGCAGTGATAGCCGCACTCAGGGCAGGACGCGCTAGGCCGTGCTGGCGCGTCGATTGGGTTAGGCCGATCACTCATCATGGCCAATCGCCTGTAGCTTGCTGATGCGCTCAAGCAGCAGGTTGACGCGCGACTGAGACTGCGCGCGCTCTTCTTGCACTTGCGCTTCGAGGTTGTCGATTTGAGCTTGGCGGGTGTCGATTTCGGGGAAGTCTAGTTCGACTTCTTGCGAGCCGAGCCAGACCATGCCGGCCATGCAGGATTTGTATGGTCGATAGTCAGAATCAAGCACAGTGGTTGCGCCTTCTTCGTCGAACTCGCCAACCTTTGCGTACATATGCAGCGTCACTAGCTTTTTCATTTTCTGTTACTCCGATCAGTGAACGATAATTGACGAGCAGCGGCCAGACTCACCAGCGCGCATACTGTGCTCGGTGAAGTCGCCATGGCAACCGCACTCGCAGCGATAAAGATTGCGCGGAGCTTGGCGAATAGCGGTGTCGCCTTCTGCGCACTGCTTAACCTTGCCGCCAGACTGGAAGAATGCTTCGATCTGCGCGTTGATGTCTTGGGTTTTCATCTTGTCACTCCGTCGTTGTTTCGCTTCGATGTACAGACTATATACGCGACACTATACAGGCGCAACGTGTTTTTGTGCGTTACAATGCAGATTCATGGCATGAAGTTTGCAATGGACACATACGAACAACTAAAGCGTGACGAGGGTGAAATCCTGCACGCCTACCAAGATCACCTAGGATTCTGGACTATCGGGATCGGCATCCTGATCGACAAACGCAAAGACGGCGGACTTCGACCAGAGGAATCTGAGTTCATTTTCCGCAACCGGCTCAGGCTGCTAGATGCCGAGCTAGCCAGCAAACTGCCATGGATCACTAAGCTAGATCCGGCGCGAAAAGGAGTGCTGATAAACATGGCGTTCCAGATGGGCGTAACTGGCTTGCTTGGGTTCAAGACTACGCTTGGTTTCGTCCAGGCTGGCAAGTATCAGGATGCCGCAAAAGGCATGATGCAAAGCAAGTGGGCCAGCCAAACGCCTGCACGCGCTCAACGACTCAGCAACCAAATGGCTACAGGGGAATGGCAATGAGCCTACTCGCCGCCGCAACCGCACTACTCCCGACAATATCCGGCCTACTGGATAAGCTGATACCAGACCCCGAAGCGCGCGCAAAGGCGCAGCTTGATCTGCTGAAACTGCAGCAGGACGGCGCATTCAAGGAGCTAGACGCTCAACTACAGATCAACCTAGCGCAGGCTGAGATTAACAAGGTAGAAGCTTCAAGCCAGAACGGTTTTCAGGCAGGCTGGCGCCCGCTTGCTGGCTATATGTGCGTGGCTGGCTTAGGTTATGAGTTCCTGTTGCGCCCGCTGCTGCCTTGGGCGCTTACAGTGTCTGGAGTTGAGGCGCCGCCATTGCCTTCGCTTGACGGCGTTTTGTTCGAACTGATGTTCGGCATGCTTGGGCTTGGCACGCTGAGAACTGCTGATCGGTGGAAGCGGATCAATGCGTTGACGAAATGAAAAGCCCCGGCGAACCGGGGCTTATTCAATCACAAAGAGAACATATCCGATTGCTGGCTTAGGCTGGCAATGTTCTTCGCTGCCTGGCTGAAATAGGATTCTTTCAGCTCGGCACCGATACCGCGACGGCCCATCTCGACGGCGGTATAAACTTCGCTACCGATGCCAAGGAAAGGCGTCAACACCACGTCGCCAGGGTTAGTCCACAGCTTGATACCGCGACGGATTACCTCAAGCTGTAGCGGGCAAATGTGGCGCTCGTCGTCGTGCTCGCGGGCAGACTTGTATTGCAGTGTGTCGCTCGGGTTGATATCCATCCATACCGGGCTGGCCAGCTGCTGCCATTCTTGAACTGGCAGATGGTTGCATTCAATCTCTGATCGATCTACGCCAGCCTTAGCGGCTTCAAGTTCAACCTCGGCGTCATCACGGTAATGGCGCACTCGGTTATCGTCTGCAATATCGCCTGGAGCGCGCATCGTCACCAAGAAGTCAGGAATACCCTGGCGGCTGAAACTGCCGTTACCGCGCACGGTCTTGTGCAGCAGGCCAAGCGCCTTGGTGCGCTGCATGGCGGTCACTGGGTCTTTCCAGATGGTTACTTCGCTGGCGTAGATGAACCCTTCTGCCTGAAACGCACGAATCAGATCACCCCGAAAGTCCTTCAAGCCAATATAGCCATCGCGTTCTTTGCTGGTCGGCAACTGCATACAGTGAAACGACACATTGCGCCCAGGTTTCATGACGCGGGCGAGCTGCTTAATCAGGAACTGGAACTGCTCGAAGAACTCGCCATCGTTTCGAGCGTTGCCCATGTCGCGCGGGCTGTTGCTGTATGTGTACAGCGAAGAAAACGGCGGGCTGAAAATCGAGTAGTCCACCGACTTGTCAGGTAGACCGGCGATCACTTCAACACAGTCACCGTTATAAATCGCGTACTGGTCTGTCACTACTTGTTTGATGCAGTTCATTCTATTACTCCTCGGATACAAGCCAGGCGGGCGCCTTGACCTTTTGGATTGCGTTGTAGTCGTTGGTCGCGCGTGTTGCGCCTTTAATCTGCGCAGTCACTGCTGCGCGGGTTTCCATTGCCAGCGATTCACCCATGTCGATTGATATGGCCTGTTTACGCTCTAAGTTCTTCATAACAGCCGATTCAAGCTGGCTGGCAAAACGGTGGACGGTTACTTCTTTCTTTTGGCCAAAGCGATAGAATCGGCGGATGGCTTGATAGTAAGCCTCGAACGAATCAGATACACCGACGAATGCCGTATTGTGGCAAATCTGAAAATTCAAGCCCCACCCAGCAATTGATGTTTTCGTAATCAATACGCGGGTCTTACCTTGTACGAATTCAAGTAGTCGGCGCTCTTTCAGGTCAGCATCATCAGGACCACGAATCTCGACAGCATCCGGTATAGCCGCTTTGAGTGCATCGGCCTCAGCATTAAGCTCGCACCAGACTACCCATGTATCAGCGCTGCTGTTTACGATATCGGCGCACTGCTGCACGCGGTTTGCGAGGCTTGCTTTCTTAGCCTCGCGGCGCTCTGACATTGTGCTGGCTTCAAGCGCAAACAACATGCCGTTGTCTGCAATCTTGTCTTCGTCGGTGTCAACAACGTGATCCACAACGGTTAGCGGCGGCAACGCATACATGGCGTCGTCATAGCCAAGATCGGACGGCTTACGGATCATCGCGCCCCAGCTCGCCACCCACTGCCAAAACAAATGGCGCGCGTGGCCTTTGAGTCGCCATGTTTGAGTTTCGCCGCCATCATGCACAAAGAACTCTGCCAGCATTTCAGCGCGCGAACAGATCCCGAGAAACTCGGCATGGGTGCCAAGCTCTGTCCAG